GCATAACGCCTTCTTAGCTGAAATGGCCGACAAGGACGACATGGAAGCCGTTGCCAACTGGTTTAACGCCATCGGCACATCTTTATTAAAATCTGGGATAAGTCTAACAGCCAAATTTGTGGCCATCATTTGCCAAGCGTAGCGCTCTACGTTGGTTACTGAATTGGGGTCCGGCTCGTCTTCTGCATTGTAGCCTGTACAAATATTTCTAGATGATAGCTCTGCCATCATGTTTTCGAGTCGCACCAGCGCCGTCTCTAGGTCGCTAGGTGTAGGGTTTACGGTAAGGCCGGATATCCTCAACTGTGAATATGCGTCTTGTATAGTGTCGACCTTTAACCGTCCCATAATTAACCCTTAAGCTTTAAGCTCTCTTGTTTTGATGCTGGTTTTTGCGCTGATTTTGACGCCTTAATTACCAGCTTAACTTCTTCTAGCTCGGAAACGTTAGCAACATAACCAGCATTTAGATATTTCTTCATAGATTTTACATCAACACGAATCATCTTGCATTCAATACCGCCTGCAATGTGCTCAGCTCCGTATTTACCGGAATCCTTACTTGTATATAAAATGACTGCCATAATTAAAACCCTTAAATTAAAAAGGGGCCGAAGCCCCGTAAAACCTAGTAACTAATCGCAACACCGTTCGCTGACGGGTTCTTGTTAGTAACGTTGTACCAAGTAAACAAGCGGCACTTAAAGGTTAGCTTGTCGATATCACCATCATAAGCAATGTACATCGTTTGGCCATTGCTCATTGTGTGGCTACGAACTTCCATGCCGCCGAACTCGTTCAACAGCTGGATTGGAGCGTCACCAGAAAGCACTTCAATAGATGATTTATCCCAAAAGATATCACCACGGGCCGAAGCGTCGGTATTCAATCGTGTCATATTGGCACCTGAAGCGATCTGAGTATCAATATTGGCGTAAGCTTTCTCTAATACAGACAGCGATGGATCGTCAACAGCGATAGGCTTAGGCGATACCGTTACCGTTGCCCCATCTGGGATAGCGATAATAGTAAACGTCATAGCCTGACCTGTAGTTTTTCGGTCCGCCAAAGCTAACGACTCAACAGGGGTTCCACCGTTATCAAAAGACACCTTATCGCCAATCGCGAAACCTGCACTTGCGGTAACGGGAACATCTGAACGGCGATAATCGATATTGGTTACAACACCATTCACCGAATCAACGCTGCCGCCCTCTGGCTTCTCAGAGACTAAAGCTGTGGTGGTGGTTGTAGCTGCACCACCTGCGACGTTACTTAAAGATGAGGATTGAAACACGTCCATACCGGCAACGTTTGCACCAATCTGACCCTTGGTCCATGCGTCCGACTCTGGGCGACCCTGTAGCGTTTGACGGCCTGCTAGGTCACTAGAAAACTTAAACATAGATCGATCAGACATACCAAAATAACGATCACCAGAATTAGCCGTTTGACGTTCTGACAAAATGGTATTGGCTTCGTTTACATAATCGTAGCCACTTGTAGCATTTGACCGATAAAAAACTGAACCCTGAGTCGTAATGGCGTCAGAAATAGATCGGTTTAACTCTGTCACCTGTTGCCGTCCTGACTGCTGACCGCGTCGCTCCCAGAAGCCCATGTCCCGCATATTATCGGCACGCTGCTCAAAGATGTCATTCTTTGGCGTGGCCAATACTGCTGGGTAGGTTTCTTCGATAATATCAGTCGCCTGACCCGTCAAGTCCCAACCTTCAATAATAGGGGCTGATTGCTGGACGGTCCGCCAAATCACGTTAGACGCATCCTGCATCGTTGCCGAATCTGGTTCGAATCGATCAACTTTATCAAGCATCATTGATTGATTCTCGTAAGTTTCAATCGCGTTTTCAAAAATTACTTCTGCTGTCTTACCTTGGCTAGCCATTGTTAATTACCTTTTAAATTAGAGTTCTTTTGTATTACCGCCTGCCTTTTTATAAGCCATTCGTGCGCTCATACGGGCGTTTCCATCCTTCGCCTTGTTGTAAGCAGACTTGAGAGCTGAAAGGCTTTTAGCCTCTCCCGTTCCTTTGTCCCCACCCAACGAGGTTGCAGGTTTAGGCGCTTTTCGTGTAGCTTTTGCGGGCATAGTTACTTTGGCTTTTAACTCTCCCAAGTACGACATCGCAGAAAGGCCAGCCTTATCGTTCATCATGCGAAGCTTAAGCTCGTTAAGTGCTGTTTTATTATTACCGAGATAATAACCAACCTTTTCACTTCCCTCGCCCAATAGGCTCAACATGTGATCGACGACATTATCACCACGCCCTGGATTAACCTCCTCCATTGCATCGCGAAATGTTTTATCCGCTACCTTAAACCGCTCTGGCGCTATTGAATGGGTCTTGACCATTTCAGCAGCCCGTTGATAGTGCGCGTCGACTTCGGTTTCCATCTTGCGCTTATGCTCAGCCTCTCTCGCTTCATTCGCCCGATCCTGTTGAGATTTATTATTTTTATTCTCAACTTTAGCAAGCAAATAAGACTCGAAAGCGTCTTCGTACTCTTCGCTTGTCGTAAAATCATCAATCTTAGGCCGTTTAATATCCTGTGATTGTGGTTGCACAACGCCCGAACGAAGACTTTCAATTTCTTGGCGCAATCTTTCGTTTTCGTCGTCCTTACCTTTAAGCTTACCTTTCATTTTTCGGCGTAAACCGGCAATGTCCGAAGCTGTAAAAGTATCACTATCCTCTTCTTGTTCCCCGGCTTCCATCCAAGCTTCAACTTCAACCGCCTCCGTATCTTCTGTGGCCTGCTCCGCTTGCTCAGCCTCGTCTTCTTCGGGGGTGATCTCTGCCGCGTCATCTTCAATAATCTCGTCGACAGCCTGCGGGGCGGCCTCTTCAACTATCTCATCTTCTGCGTTTTCTCTCTTCAAGTCTTCCAGTGTTTGCATATCTAATTTACTCGTAGATTAACGATAGCCTTGTGGATAAGATCACAAGTAATCTGTGCGTTTAACCTGTGCGCCTCAGTAGGTTTAATTATAATAGTATTATGCGATAAGCACAAACATGGGTTATTGTCTAGCGCTTCCCCTTAATTGTGCGAACGATTGCACCGTAGCCTTACCGCGTTCAAGGTTCATTTTTTTCTCATCTTGAACGCGCTTGTTAAACTGCTCAATTTTTTTCAGCTCAATAACCGCACCTGCTTCTTGGGCGTCAACCTGTACTTGCATTCGCTTGGTTTCAGAATCAAACGCTTTGATCTGAGTCTCTGCTGCGCTTACTTGCATCTCAGACTGTGCCGACATTTGACTAGTCTGTGCATTCATTAGGTCGGCCTGTGCTTTGTCCTTCTCAGCCATTGCCGCGATCGTCATAGCGTCTGGCTGCTGTGATTGCTGGGCCTCTTGAACCATTTGTTTCTCTTCGTCGGTCTCCGGCTCTTTAAACCCGCCTAGTATCATTTGGTTATTGGCATAGTCTCGAATATCATTAAAGTCTGTACCGTCTGTCATTGAAATTAGTTTGAGCATCAAGGCGTTACGCATTGGATCTTCTGGCCCCATTGTGCCGATCATCATCGTAATACGGTCAATCGTCTGCTCTTTCTGCGTTTGATAGCTGGGTCCAATCTCAGCATAAACATCAAATTCTTGGTTTGTTAGATCGTTGGCAACAACCAATTCACCCTTTTCGTTTATCTCTTGAGACATTACTGAAACGGTTTTTCTCTTGCCGTCTGCCAATGTAATCGTGACCTCTTCAGGCTCACTATGAATATCAACAGCCATTGAAGCGTATATCTCAGCATCTCGGCGCTTAGCGTGCTTTAAATTGTCTTGGTATATCTGCGCTTGTTGATCGATTCTAGACTGTAAAGCATGGATTGCTTTGCCAGACATATCAGGATCAGAGAAGTCTTGGGGTATACCAGGGTCTGCCACGTCTTGAATAGCCGCCCGTGTGACTTCGATACTTTGAATCAATGCGCTTGGTATTGGTTGTTCAGGCGTTACACCTACCGGACCTAACGGCAATGGGTTTCCGTGCGCGTCCGCTTGAGTTCTGGAGCTTATAAGGGAAGTTACTTTCAGCTCCCGACTCGCTATACATCGGCTCAAAGCCTTGAAGCTGTTCAGGCAAATAGATAGGAACTTGCCGAGGCGAACGACTAACAATATCGGCTAGATAGCTTAATTGGAAGTTGCGCAATCGTTGGGGATCTTTAGCGAGTCGCGTTATACCCTCACAATATTCCTCATCTTCAACATAGCCGCGCTCACCGTAAACCGGAACGACTGGGATATACTCGCCCGCTATGATCTCACCTTTGCCATCACCGTTTAAAATGCGCTCACCTGAGCAAATATATAGCGTAACTTGGTTGCGCTCCACCTCCTTCTCAGACTCGACTGTATAACCTGTGTCAATTAGATCATCCATCTGATCTTCAAAATCTTCTTGGCTTAGTGTGACCTCGTTATCAAAAATATCCTTGAGCTTGATCACCTTACCTTTGACTTTCTCGGTATGGTAAAACTCGACAACATAAATATTATGGCTTTGCGTTATCCACGGAAACACAAAACTGGTTTCGGGAGTAGAGAAAGAGCTTTCGTTTATCTCGTCGTCATAATCCTCGCCTGTCAGCTCTTGTCTAAGCAGTTTATAGCCATCTTCTGAATAAGCGTGAAGCACCGACACTCTTTGAGCGTCTGACTTATCGAGCATCTTGGCATTTGAATCAAAAAAGCATTTATTATTAGCCTCGTAAATAGGCTTACGCTTAATAACCTGCTTTGTGTCACCCGAGCGCATTGAAACGTATTCGGTAGACAAGCGCCAAGCACCATAACCACAAACGACCGATTCCTGGCTAGCCATATCGTAAGATTCTTGACTTGAGTTAGATCTGTCATCACTACGATATAACCCGTCGATAAGATCCGCACCATCTTGGCGGGATTCATCAACAGGCTCAAAATCTATTTGTACGGGGTTTGCACGTAGACCAGAAAGTATGTGTCGGCCGGCCTTTCTCAATACGTCGAATTGACCGCGATATTGAAGCTGTGATTCAGTTAGCGCGTTATCGTCCCACTGAGTGACGTGATAAAAAACCAAATCATCGGACGCCATTTCGCGTGTGGCTGTGTTGTGGCTATAATCTGTATCAAACCAGCCCTTAATCTTATCGTGTTCTAGTGCCATTTTTTAGCGTCCCATAGGTCGTAGAGGTTGTGGCATTCTAACAGCTTGTTGCACTGCAATTGGCGCTCTCATCAACATCATTAATGAATCCCCTAGATTTGGCGATACCAATTTAAATTTTGATTTCATTTCCGGCTTAGTGTACAGCTCGAAAAGTCCGTTCCTGTTTGTGTCTTTAACTGGCATCCTGCAGACTTCAGACCGCAGTTTGGGCAATAATTTAATCTCAGAACTAAAGCTGATCATTTTTTCTGGGTCGCAATACACGTCGTGAACCACTGCGCGATAGGTTCTATAAACCCGCTCGCGTAACTGAAGATCGGAAGAGCGTCGTGTAGGGAAAGAGTGTAGATCTCGGTGGTCGCCGTACCATTAAAAAAAAAAAGAAGTAGAACAACCAAGATAAAGACAGCAACGGAGAGAACTAAAGAGTAAAGTACGGAGAACAAGTGAACACCAGCGACGCAGACAAAATA